CCAATTCGTCGCACGGTAGCCTTATAATTCTCCACTTTATTGTGTAGTCTAGGCTCAACGATCTAATGATCGCGGTGTGTCGGAAAAGGAGGTGATCGGCTATCATGGCATGTAAGTCTACTGTGAGGTAAACCCAAATGTCTGATGATTCGGATATCAGTCCGGATCGGTGGTTATTACGCCACAAGTTAACCTTAAATCCTTTTATGGAGTCATATACCAGTGAAAACTAGCCCGAAATACGGACCGCGCATGAGAACGCGAGGTTCGCAAGAACCTTCAACTCTAGCGTACTCCGTTTCGGAGCAACTATCAGTTCCTACCGGACCAATAACCAAAACGTCCGGAAGCCTGGTAGTGGGCACGCAAGGGGGTACCCACGATGTTGTTTACGACATCGCAGGCCCTTTTAAACGCTCTAGTAATTACCGCGAATGGAAGCTAACGCAACCGTTCACCTCCACCCAGCTCACAGTGACCCCTTCACGCGGTGCGAAAACGACCGCCTATACTACCTATCCAGATGGTAGATGGGGAAACAGAATGTGGTCTGGTGATGGTGTAGGATACGTGTTGGGACCGATCGTATCAGCGAAAGAAGCGTTGCCGCAAGGCTACGACTCGATCGTGAACACATCGAATCTTACAGCCCTCGCGGTTGTAGGATGTCTTAATCGTATCAACCCAGCGTCGTCACAATCACTCGTGACGGCAGCTGAGGCCGGTAAAACTGTAGACACTATCCTTAGCCGAGCAAAGAAGCTGGCTGATGCTTATCTCGCCGTCCGCAGGGGCGACGTACGAGCATTGGATAGGATGTTTCCTGGTAAACGTACTTTCTCGATGCCCAAGCGGGTTGTCGTGTGGGGAGACGACGGTACACCAATCCTTAATCGGAAAGGCAAACCTATCGCTAAATACTCTCGTAAGGCTTTACGCCCCAAGGAAGTAGATCTTCTCACCGACGCCGCTCGTTTGGAACTTGAGTTCAGGTATGGTTGGACTCCACTTGTCTATGATATAGTAGACAGTCTTAAGGCTATATATGCTCAGCAATTGCGTGATGAATTGACTAAGCGTGATTTCACGAAAGTGTTTGAACGCAAAGAAGGTTCCTCGCGCACGTTCACTCCCGTTTCCGTTCCCCTAGGGGGCGGAACATGGACCGCAGTGATTGCGATCGAAACGAAGGTTTCGGTTAAAGCATATGCCAAATACACGGTCACGCAACCTACTGGCCTCGCCAGAAGGTTAAACGACTTCGGTATTTTTGACATCCCCAGAGCAGTCTGGGAATTGGCTCCGCTTAGCTTCGTTGCAGATTGGGTAATTCCAATAGGTGATTGGCTGGGTGCGGTAACTCCAAAGGTAGGTGTAAATGTAATAGATAGCGGAACTGTTGTCGTCACCGATCATAAGGTGACTAGAACGTTGACGGGGTATACCCCGTCTTCAACAGGTCCTGGGTCATGGCCCGACGCTCCCTTTCCATTAGGAAGTGCTGATTCATTTCAGCTACTTACGAAGGTGAGGAGTCCAGGTTTGCCCATTCCGCTAATTCCACCACACGAGGTTAAATTTAACCTCAAACGACTTGCTGACGCCGCTGCCTTGTTAAGGGTCATGCGTTAGTATCAATTAATCCAATGAAAGGACTAACATGTCTTCTATCGCTCTCAAAGCCGTTATCGTCGCTGGCACGGGTACTGGTAAAACTTTCGACGCTTACAACCTCACTGGGAACCTTGCGGTCTTTCGTGAAGTGGGCGCGGCGGCTACACCAGGCATCCTACAGCAAAAACGAACAGAGCCTAAACCAACGAAAGATTACGTCGGGGTCTCCCGGGGCGAAGTCAAACTGACTCGCACGTTCGTCGATGCCGCTGGCATCGCACGACCCGCAATCCTGCGTTTGGATAGTTCGCTCCCTGCTTTCCTGACCGACGCGCAACGCGTCGCATTCGTGGAAGAGGGCCTGCTTGCTTTTATCGAACAAACCAACCGGGATGTTCTGTCGAAGCAAATTGTTGCCCAATCCTAAGTGAACCGAGACCTACTTATTTGGTCTCTAGTGGTGATCGTGTTAGCTATCCTTGGATTGCTGATCATCCCACTGGTTCATAACAAAGACTGGAAACAACATGAAAACCCCAAGCCCATTCAGGCACAAGGATCGCAGGAGTCTGCTTACCAAAAAGCAGATAGTACGCGAAATCTCCTCGCACTGGCACCGTGAGGTTCCAGCAGATGCGGCCCGTTCAATTCCTTGGACGGTCTTAGCTTCGTTGATTGATAGTTTATCCGAAAGGCTTGATACCGACCTCCTGGTCGCTCTGAGGGACTGCGTTGAAAGGCGCAGTGTCTCTGGGTATCTTGCACTCGGAGCAGAATTTGGGAGCGTGCAGCGCCATAGCTCCCACGCTAGTTACTTTGCTAGCATTTCTGTACTGAATCTGTTTAAGAAATTTCCTTGGACAGATGGTGATATGGATCCGAAACAGAAGGCGCTGGATCGATTCTACGAGGCTGAGAGGCTTTGTAGGTCGACCAACCGGCGCATTGCTCGTCACCGTAAATCAGACTTTGCCCTAGGTTCTTTACCCAGGAAACTTAGCGTTCATCAAGTATTTCACTTGGCGAGACGAAAAATACAAAGCTGGCTAGGTGAATGCAATATTGCGGATCTCGTCACCAAAGTTAAACACGGCCCCGGGGGGTGTGTCGGGCTTAATCGCCCGTATACTACTCCGTACTACAAGTTTGCAGACGGTGACTATACGGTTGCAAAGGGGGCTTACTACCATGCCCTGCGATTGATTTTAAATAATCAAGCGTGGGCTCGGGCCTTGTGGGAAGACGCGTTCGGCAGTAACGCCGATAACGCTTTCGACACCATATGGTCCGGTAAGATTGTCAAGGACGACTCATTTGTCGGCCCCTTGACACAGATGGATGCGTTCATTAACGCGATCCACAAGCAGCGGTTGTTTGAGGAAACTCTTGCAGCAATCGATGCTCGCATGGCAGTAATCGACTACAATAAAGTGACGTTTGTCCCTAAGGACGCTACAACACTCCGTGCAATCGCCATCGAAGGAAGACTTATGGTCTTACTTCAACTCGCCGTTGGCACCTTCCTAAAAGGGTGCTTAAAGCGGGCAGGCTGTGATCTAACCGATCAAACTCGGAATCAAGAACTCGCCAGAATCGGTAGCATGTCGCAAGACTGCTATGATCCAGTGACAATTGATCTTCGAATGGCCAGCGATTGCTTAGCTATTGAGTTGGTCAGAGAGTTGCTCCCACCTGAGTGGTTCGACTATCTCTGCGATCTGCGTTCCTCTTTTGGAATGCTCAATGGCGAGCGGATAAAATGGGAAAAGTTCTCTTCAATGGGGAACGGCTACACGTTTGAGCTGGAAAGCATGATTTTTTATGCTCTTGCTCAAAGCGTGTCTGACCTGACAGAAACCACTGGGTGGTTTTCTGATACCTTCGGACCGGCATACAAGTATGCCTACGTTTCGGTATTTGGCGACGATATTATCGTCCCATCAGTTATGTCAGACCATCTCATCGATATCCTAAGGTTTTGCGGTTTTCAGACGAACCGCGACAAAACCTTCACATCCGGACCTTTCCGGGAATCATGTGGTAAGGATTACTTCGATGGTGTTCTCGTTCGACCGTTTTACATGAAACGGTCTTTATCCCAGTCAAAGGATTTAATTCACCTCCATAATAATTTACGTGGACTTTGGCGCGACGGTCTTTACGAAATCGAACCTACGGTTCGGCTAGTGAGATCGCTGCTACCAAGAAGTTTAAGTAGAGAGTTGGTAGGTCCACTTGAGACTTCAGGTGATGAATACATTTGGGCATGCCCAGATGAATGTCACGCTTCGTCTCTAGTGGTTTGGGATACCGATTGGCAGAATTGGGCCTTTCCAGTTATGCGTGCGAGACCGGTACTTGCCGAAGGCCGTCACAGGCTTCGATACAAGTATCTTCAGTTTCTATATGCAAACGCTGGGGGCTCCACTGTCAACGCTTTCACTCAGTGCGCTTTTGAAGAACATGTGTCTTCAGGTGGTAGCGCAGGTGAAGTCGTCTTGTCGGGGTCAAACGGCCCAGGCGTGATTGCCTGGGCGAGTTTAGTGTGACTTAAC